ATCCCTCTTTTATCGTCTTTTCCTAATCTCTTCCCGGCTAAACTAAATGCCTGACAAGGTGGCGATGTCATATAAACATCTAAACTTTCTTTTGGTATCTGACGTTTATAAACATTTGTCGGATAGTATTCCGGTTCTCCGTAATTGTGAATGAATGTTTGCCGTGCGTATTTATCCATATCACAAGCGAATATTTCTTTGTATTCGATGCCTAATCTAATCAATGCTTGATTAAATGCGCCTACACCACTAAAGTCTGATCCTACAGTTATCATATCCTTTCAACTTTCTTGATTAACGGAGGCCACATATCAGCTTTCTTGATTGCATCCTCCTTGCAGTTTGCTTTAATTGTCTTGTATCCTAACTGCCATCCAGCTGGCCCTTTGAACTTATACGTTATCTTCCACATCTGTAAGTCTGATATAAAGGCCGAAGGCCATTAGTACTGTGATTGTGATAGCCACTCCAATCCATCCGGTAAAGTACCAGAGTAAAGTCCAAAATGTGATTCCTATTGCGAGCCCTCCTAACATCAGAGCCAATAATTTTAATTTTGCTTTCATCTTAGTACTCTTTTGCCTTGCACAAAGCAAGATATAGTTCTGTATTAAATGATCCATCTTTTTTCCACCAGGTGATCATACTTCTCACTGGAGTTCTAAATGGAGTGAATCTATTCTCCATCTGTTTCTTCTGCTGTTTCTTTTTCATAGCCTGTTCCGTTACATTTATCACATTTCACTTCTTCGTAGCATCCTCCGCAGCACATGCTTGCAGGCATACTGCAGTTAGGTCCAATCTTTACGCGACCTTCACCTTCGCACCATTCGCACATTACTGTATACATAGCCTTGAGATTTCACCGGTTATCAATGAGTAGCTCTTTAGCAGCATCTTGATCTTATCCTCAGAGAGTTCAATCTTTGCTTTGTTCTCAAGCAGTTCGTTTCTGTTGCACATAGGGATGATCCATGCATCACGCAGTCCGATAAGTCTCTTGAGCTCATCTTGCTCATCAGAGATCTTGTCCCATAGGTCCATCCGTATGGACTCCATGTTCTCAATTTGTTCTAGTTTGTTTATCATAGCTGTTATGTTTTGAGCTTCAAAGATAGCTATAGTTTTTATATGTGCAAATTTTTATGAACATATTTTAACATAAAAAGAAAACCCCCACATTTCTGTGAGGGCTAACTACTATGATAAAAGCTATTCGGCAACAGCTCGGTAAAGTTACAATAATTTTATTAATGATACTATTTCTATAGCTTCTTGTTCAGCCCAGGTGATAAGTTCTTCCTCATCCTTATGCAGCTCAAATGACATGTGCATCATCTCATGCATGACCAAAGCTGTAGTATGAACATCATCAGTACACCTGGATAGATTGATGAATACAAAGTGCTTGCCATCCTTTGGAGATACATTGCACCATCCTGCTATATAAGCCTGCTCAGTATTATTAAGATGATCCTTGCAATCAAAGACATTAAGGCCATGCATATAGTCTACATCAAAATAGTCAAATACATCACATGGACATTCACTCATGAGCAGCAAGTACTGCCCTCTGTCATATTCATACATTCTGATAGATTGTACCTTTCTTGCCTTTGATGGCTTTTAATACTTGCTTTCTATTCTTGGAGCTATAGCTATAGCTTACATGTACCCAGTCAGGATTGCTATCTGTTCCAAACTCCCAGATAAGCTGATCAAACTCAAGATTATCCTTGATATAATCAAAGATCTGTTTGTTGGTGATCTTACCATATCGATCAGAATCTAGGTCCATTGCCTCTCCTCTGCAATGCTGACTTGAGCTTGCGCCCTTAATTGCTCGGTTAAGTGCTAGGGATCTATAGCCTGATGAGATATGAATAGGCACAGTGAAGTGCTCACGTACCTTCTGGAAGACTTTCTCGCATAGTAACTTTGCAGATGCCAGGTGAACTGCATCCTTGATAGTATTATCTATTCCGTTACGCTTAGCTGTATCAGAATGACAGAACTCTTCAAGAGATACATTCTTACTTAGCTGCATCCTCTTTAGTCAATTGGCTTAATGTAGCAGTGACAGATCCTACAGCTATCATATAGCCTCCGGCTGTTATCAATGCAGCAGGCAATGCCACTGGAGCTGCTATAATAGCACCACCGATCACACCGAATGCGATACCTATCTTCTGGACCTTCTTCCAAAAGTCTGGAGTCTTAGACTGCCATCTTTCTTTTAAATTCATATCTTGTTTCTTTGGGGATGATTGCTTCAGTAGATGCTTGAAAAGTTTCTTTTCCTTTCTTTTCTCTTTCCGAAGCTTGATTCTTGTACGAAGATTCTTGAAGGCACTCATATAGTCTCTGTTCTACTCTTTCGATTTTTTCATCTTGTTTCAGCATTCGGTTATTCAACCAAAAAACGCACAAACAAAGCAAGGCTGTGATGCCATGCTTTTTCAACAGTGTTGCCATACTTACTGGATCCATACTATAATATGGAATCTTGTTTCAGTAGAAATACGTAGTATTAATAAATTTTATTCAGAATAAATATGTCACTATAGATGTTGTTTCCTGTAGCAGCAGCTCCCCATTGAGCTGTTACATTTAATATATTGGAAATTGTTGTATCAAAAGTTGTGCTGTTCACTGAATTGAATCCAAATCCTTGAACAGATGCGTTATTTGTTTTTGTATAATGAAATGCTCCTAAAGTTACAATGGATGCTACACCAGATGCACCAATAGTTCTAATTGTAAAATCAATATTTAAAGACCACACATCATTAATAACACTACTTCCTAAATTCTGTAAACCACTATCTAAAAGAACAATAGATCCTGCTTTAACTCTAATGGTAATATTTTGATTATTATTAGCATTCATTACACCACCAAACACAGCCCTAAAGCTATCTCCTACTTGAAATGTATTTGCCGGTATAGTTAATGTACCTACACCACCATTGATGAGACTACTTTCTACAGTCGTATTAGTAATTATAGTGCTGTTTGCACTTTGAGCAAACAAGCCATAGGAGTTTGTGGATGGAACACCTGGTATAGTTACCACAGTCTCACCTCCAGTATCAGCTGCTGTCACTCCGCTGCCTGCAAATTTTAATACTGATCTTTGAGTCAGAGCTGTGCTTTCATCCTTTACTGTCTTGTACCCTGTACTAGTTACGTTGATAGTTGTAGTTGCCATCAGATTAAATTGATATTTATTGTTTGTGCCTCTCCAGTACTGAGAGTGAATTCATCCTCTTGTACTCCATCCACGTTGATAATGTAATGCGTAAAGCAATCACATTCATCTGATGGACCTGGAGCTCCATTCTCAAAGTCATAGTTGTCATAAGGTATGTCACACCAGTTCTCATCATCAAATACATTCAAGCTGATGACCATAGTCCATCCTGCGACCATGTCCTGACCTCTGTTGATAAATGGATCTGTTGAGATCTCAGCTGTGACATCAGCAAACTCAGTCCAATGATATTGCTGCATGGTAGTCTTGATATCATTACAGATAAGCAAGCAATCTGAATGGACCTCATTGATCTGCCTATACTCAGAATGATTGTACTTGTCACAGATAGTCAATCCTATATTAACGCGAACAAACCCGGCACCCATCCCTCCAGGCTGCACAGTTGCCACACAAAGCGGATATGTAGCAGCATCTCTTGAGATGGCATCTAAGAACTCTCCTTGAAAAAAACTACCGTTTAACTGCCTGTGTTGATCCGCGATCAGCTTCAGCTCGGCCATTATTTGATTTAGAGTCCTTTCCATTTAGATATTGCTTGAGTTTGTCTATCTGTTTCTTTGTCGCTTTGAACTGCTTCATACTATCCAATTGATTGGCTTATAACCAGTATGGTCTTTACTTACGCTCTCATTACATTCATTGTCATCACAGCAGATGATGTACTCCGGATACTTTACTCCGTTATCATCCTTGAGATAACCTATTAAACGCTCTTTGTAAAAGTACGCATCTTTTCTCAGCATGTTACGCAGATTGGCTGTATTCTCATCTGTGTTAGGAGTCATAGTCTCATCATCTTGACGGCCTACAGCTTTATTGGTAAGCTTCTCATTAAGTAATGATGCAGCTCTATAATCAACGAATGCAACCAGACAAGGCACCACATAGTTATTCATTAGATCAAGATAGTCCTGTGTCCAGGTATTTGTCTCAACGCGAGTGAGCAATGCCTTGTATAAAGGAGTACCAAGAGCAGGCTGTATATGCATGTCTTGTGATCTCTTGATACATACTGCGAGGATCTTAGTATCCGTATTGCTATGGATGAGACCTAGTTTCTTTAGATTCTCTACTGATAGAAGGTATTTCATGATCTTTTTACTACTAATTGTTGTACCCAAATATGACGGCAGTATGGAGTAGATGCGCCTGTATCAGGGTTTGTATACCATCCTCCTCTATATTTCCACGCATCTCTTCCAACCCTTGAGCTGATAGTATTGATATCATCCCTGGTATATAAACGCTTTAAATCAAGTAATCTCAAACAAAAGTCTCTGCTCTTGGTAATTACCGGAGGAACACCTGGTCTCTCCTGGTAACTATACACTACCATAAACCGATCAACCGGAGCAGGCTTTTGTTCACTCACTTGCTTTCCCATTTCACTCACCTCTCCATCCTCATAGATGCCAAGGTCCACGAACTTTGATATAGTCTTTGCAATCTGCTCTATAGTTGCGCCAGTAGCCTTGGAGATAGAAGTGCTGTCCTCTCCATTGGCAAGCATTGAGAGTATGTTTCTATCAAGATCAGTCATCTGTAGCTGTATCTCACCAATAGTTGCAAACATCATGTCCTCACGCTTGAAGACCTCATCAGATGGAGTATCCCATTCGATGACCTCGCTCTTCAGAACAAAGTATTCATCAGCATTGAAACCATACTCACCGAAGATACCTATCTCATCCTTGCTGAATGTATGCTTGCCATCACAGCTCTGTACTAAAGATACTGGAAGGCCCACTATTCTGCGAGCTTGCTCTTCATTGATAGCAGGGAACGATGCCAGGATCAAATGCATGGCAGCATCAGGTAAGATCTTGCCTTCTTTAATGCTTGCAGCTATGTCTAACAGTGATGATATCTGTCCTGCACTCATGGCAGTATCTACGGGAGCTACTGGAGCTGCAGACGGAGTTGCCTCACTTACCCCGATTGGCTTCACATCTACAAGCTTCAGCACTCCTAATGATCCTGATAGTTTAGCCATGTAGTTAATCATCCACTCAATCTGTTTCTGACGGCTTTCTACATAGGTCTTCTTGTATATCTCAAATAGTGAATCTGACTCAGCTGCGTTGAATGATCCCTGTGGTGCAATACCAAAAAGAGAAGGAGCTACCACTGAGTGAGCTACAAGTATATTCTGTTGCACTGATTTCTCAGACATCTGATATCTCTCATGCAAGTTGTTACCACTGAGAGGCAATACTGTTGGAGCCTCTTCTGCTCCATTGCTGAATGTGATGATTATCTCTCCTGCATCCTCAACAGATTGAGTACGGCCTTTGATCTGATCTCTTATTTTACGCTCTTCTTCAGCTGTCTCTGGGTAACCATTAGCCAAGTTGATAAGAGTACCCGCCTTGAATCCGTTCTGTATCTCATACATGTTAAATTTAGAGATGTCCACATCAGTCTGAATAGCTGTGATACCACCATAGTACGGAGGCTTTGGATAGATCCCTTTCTCACCCTTAGCTTGCTTAGCAGCATCCTTATAGTAAAGGATAAATGATCCTGTTCTGTTCTTCTCATCAAGAGCAGGATAATGTCTGAAGTTCGTTGTCTCTGGAGTTTGCTGCAATGACGACCAATCATCTGATACATAGTATAAACGCTCATCCTCACTCATTCTAATAGCATCTATTGCGATATACTCCCATCTTACCACGCGAGATCCTTCTCTATTCCAGGTACCAATCACTGCCATACCACCAAACAGCTCAAAGTCAAAGGTCATTCGCTGAGCTATCTCATTCATGTCGAAGTCAGCGAAACTATTAGCTAAGAACTGAGTAGCATCACCAGATACAGTCTGCAATCCTCCTCCTGCTATGTAGTAGGTCTTGTTCTTCAATATACCCTGGTGCCAAGCACTACCCTGTAGCAGCTCTATCAAAAAGAAAGGATAGTCATTTTTCTTGCCCCATTTCATGAAGCCTCGCTGCCTGTCCTTCTCTTCTACTGGCTTTTGATACTCTTTGCTCAGTGATATACTTGTCAGCTTATTCATAGATGTTATTTACTATTGTTGTGGTATACTCATTCGCAGGGCTACTAGTCTCATAAATATGCGCTCTACCTTCCTCACATAGAGATGTGGCAAGCGCAGGATCCAAGTTGCTAGAACTGTTCTGCTCATATATCTTATAGGTATAGTATCCAGCATATGGGAATGTAAGGTCTACACCATCAGTTAATTCAAATTCATCATACCTTGCAGTGCCGGTACTTATATTAGTAAGGATGCAGTATACCTTTTCAAAGGACTGCTCATGCATAAACTCAAATAGCCAGTATGGACTATTCAGAGTCTTCAGCTCTGTCACTGTCACTATCAGTGTGCTTGTCTGATTCCTTTCTAATCTTAGCATCTTCCTTCTTTATTACTTTAATCTTTGGCTCTGTTGCATCAAAGATATGTAAAAGACCTAACTTGATGTATAGGTCCTCTTTGCCTTCTTCAATCACAAAGTATCTATTGAGCACCTGGCTCTTTACTTTGGATCCTATTAAATGCTTTTTTAATTTCATAGTGCTAATTTACAAAAAAAGGGAAAGGGAACACCCCTCTCCCTTCTTATGATGGAAAACAGCTATTAAACAGCTGGAGATTGCTGAGTCAATAAGTTAGTGATGATAGTAGGATCTACATCAGGCACCTCATTATTCTCTAGTCCTGCCAAGACAATTACATGCCCCATTCTGTCTGATTTCAATACTCCAGATGAATACTCAGATGCATCATTAACTTGGAGACCTTCATCAAGACCAAGGGCAACATAAGTGCCATCAGCTTTCTCAACCAAACACACAACCTCATTCTGTGCAAGAAGGTGAATCTCTGCGCGGAGCTCCTTTGTGTCTGATGCTAGGATCATATTCAAAGTTTGCTCATACCAAAGAGTACCGTTCTCTTTATTCACTCGAATAGGTGCAGTGTAGGATGACAGATTGCTTTTCAGCTTGTACTGGAATACCTCACCAGTGACAGTCAATGTTGTGATCTCATTGTTTGTCAAAGTTGGTCCAGTTGCAATTGCGCTAAGTGGGAATAAGATCACAGACTTGATACCACCTTTTCCGTTGGTACATGTTCTGTCATTGTATCCCGTTGTCATATTACAGCTCACGATTCTTTGCTTTAAAAGTTTATGAAAAGGGAGACCGAAGTCTCCCGGTTAATTTTAGTTAGGTGAACCAGTTCCGTTCCACACACCGATCTGATCCAAGAATGGAACCTGAACTCCTGCGCGGAATTTAGAACGTACATAGATCACATCATCATCCTGAGAGTACCACAAGTCATAGTTATCGAAGTCTGAAGTCAAGTCAGTTCCGAATACGAAATGAGTAGCACGACCAGTGTAGATGTTATCAAGACCATTCAATCCTGGTACTTTAACCACTCGCATGTCAGTTCCTGGCACGATGATCTCCTCCATTGTAGCGATCTGTGCAGGGCTGTAATGGAAGAAGTTTAAGTCTACCAAGTTCTTCATCAAGAAGTTGAAGTTCTCACGACCAGCGAAGCATACAAAGTCAGTTGACTCAGCTACAGCCTCAGGAGTATTAGAGAAACACTCATAGAATACATCATATGCATTAGATGCATCAATGCTAGCAGTAGCTGAAGTATTCAAGTTAACACATCCGTTACCAGTAGTCAAGAACTGACGGTATCCGTTCATCCACTGAAGGTTACCAGTACCAGTTGCTTTGTTACCTTTCCAGATTAACTTGTCAAGCTCAAGAGCGTGAAGTTGCAAAAGGTAG